CCACTTTTGCAGCCAGCTGGAATCCTGTGTTTCCTCCCATAGTTGACGGTATATGTTGGCTACATTTTTATTTCTTGCCTGTATTTCTTCAAGATACTGCTCGTTTTTAGCCTTTAAGTCTGCTATTTCTCTTTCTGTGGCTTTCCTCTCTTCTTCTTCCTGCTGTTTAGAGAGAGCTTTTTGTTTAGCATTCAATTCTTCGAGTATTTTCTTTTGTTCTTGTACAGCTTTTTCCAGAAGAGCTTTCTCTTTTGCCAAATCTTTTTGTAACTGAGTTACCTTATCTCCTGGTTTTTTCTTTTTTGGCTTTTTTTTCTTTCCTTCCAGATCAGCTACTGTTTGTATTGCGGCTTTATATTCATCGAAGTAATCGCTGGAGATGCGAACCAATCTGGAATATATGCCCTCTATTTCCCGAGCGAAATCTAGTGCTATATCTGTATATCCCTGCTTCATTGCATCGTTATATTTTTCTGTTAGGTCCGCTATTTTTTTCAGATATTCCTCAACTTCACCTGGAGGCTCATTTGATGCTTTCTTTACCCACTCTACATAGCTATTCCAATACTCCTCGTTGGCTTCTTCAGCGATAACAGAACTTTTGTAAAGCGTAAGGTAACTATTTGCGATATTTTTAGCTACTTCATCCGCCAAATTTGCTGCTTCTTTTGCATCTTCCTGTATCAAGCTGTTGTACCACCTTATATTTTTCTGGATCTCCTCTAATTCTTTCTGAACACCACTTGTAGTATCAGGTGGAGTTGGTGGGGTTACAATAGTTTTGTATATCTCATTCAGGTTTACCCCAAATTCTTTTGCTTTTTGCTCAAGCAACTTGAAAACGTCCCAATTAGCAGTCTGGTTGTATGTGTTGAGAATAAAATCCAGAACCGATTTCTGTTTGTCTTTCAAAAGCTTCCCAAGAAGAGCCAAATTCTCACTATCTCCTGTCAGCATGGCAATCCTATACCTTGTGTAAATGTCGTAGTAACCCTTTTCCATGTCTGCGAGATCTTCATAGAACTGTGCCAATTCACCTTTTGACTCTTCTATGACCTCTTGAACTGTCAGGGAATAGTTTGCTTTCCATTCTTGCAGCAGTTCTTCCATTTGCTGCATCTCGCTCCTGAACTCCTGAACACTCATTTCGGTTCTGGTTGCGTAGAGCTTTGCCATTTCATCCCGTATTTCTGACATTTTCTGAGATGCCAATGCCTGGGCTTTATCCAGCGCTCCTATCCCCATGTAACCTTCGAAAAGCTTTTCAGGAGATAGTGCCTCTTCTATTTTTCGCTTTACCTGTGGAGCTTCCTTCTCAGCCCAATCATCCAGAATTTGTATGAAGGCGTCGATGCTTTCTTTTGGAAGGTCTCCGCTGTATAGGAGTTCTTCATATAGATTTGTTATCTTCTTTGCTACTTCCTCGGCACGTTCCGGATAGTCTCTCAGTTGTTCATATAGATTCGAGAGACGTTCTATCTCGTCATATATTCCTTGGAGCTTTTCTCTCTGCTTGCCGGTTATATCATCGCCTTTTTTAAGCTTCTCGTTTATTTCCGTGACTTTAGCAGACCATTCATCTGCGCTTTTCAAGAACGTTTTGTTTTCCTTGCCTTGCAAAACTGAAGTGTTGTATAGAGCTTGATATTCATCAACAAGTTGCTGAGCGTACTTCAACGCTTCTTTTTGCCTGCCAAGAGCTGTGTATTTTTCGTACAGCTTTCTGCTATCCCCGATCCTCTTGAAAGCCTCTCCAAGATTGTCAACATACTTTTTGGCTTTTTCGCTCCAATCGGTAAATCCTTTCCAATATTCTTCTGATTCTTTTTTGGTTTCATCTGTGAGATACCAGAGCTCGAGATAGGCATTTCGTATCTGGGCAGCAAGAGTTTGTGCCTCTGCCTCAAGACCTTTCATTCGGGCTTTTCCATACTTTTTTTCGAGCTTTGCAATATTTTGGAGAAGTTCTTCTGCTCTTCCTGGTATATCTTTTGGTATGTCCATGAGTTCTTTTAACCCTATACTGAATTTTTCCTTCATTTGGTCGAGATATTTTGTGTCAGCTGTTTCCATGTATGCGTTGAGCATCATGCGAGCGATGGTTTTCTCTTTGGCTGCTATTTGAAGCTCATATGCTTCTAGAGCCTTTTCGCCCTCTTTTTCTATCTCGGTTCTATTCTTTTTCAGTTCTTTCAAGAGTTCTAATTGTTCGTTGAGGGTCTTGTCATAGTACTCTTTGCGTTTCGCAATTAGGCTTTCAAAAGTGTCGTCTCCGGTTTTCTTTTCCTGGTTGTATGTATTCAGAACATTTTCAGCCCATTTTTTCAGTTCCTCATCTCCGACTCTCCGAGCGACAACAAACAGATGTTCCGCTATCGACACCATTTGGTTCAGAGACTGTTCAGCAAGATTTCTTTGCCATTCAATTGATGATTTTGAAAAGTCTTCATAGTCTTTTTTGTAGCGTTTGAAAGTGTTTTTTTGTCCTTCAACGTAATCTTTCCAGAATTTGGATGAGTCAATCGACTTTCCAGCTTCCTCTTTCAATTTTTCCAGTGTGCCGATCAGCTGATCCGTGAGTTTGATTTCTGTCTCCACGTGCTTTGTCTTGAAACCAAACTCATCCATCTGATAGTTTGTTTCCTCAAGAATTTTCTCGGATCGTTGTATGGAATCTGCCAATTTTTCATATTCTGTCTTCCAATTTTCAAGCAGATCCGTGCTAAAGGTTTCTTGGAAGGTATCATAAAGATCAACCATCTGAAGCCCGAGAGTAGCATAGCTCCTGCCATATTCCTTGGGGTTCACAATGGCCATGAGCTTTTCGAGTTCCTTAGTGGTTATAACACCAGCATCTACAAGCAGTTTGCCGTATTTATCGAGGTATTTCTTCGTAGTCTCGATCGTGTCTTTCCACAGTTTCTCTTCCTCTTCAAACGGGACATTCTCGGCCAGCGACAATTCTTCCATCTTCCTGAATTTGTCCATCACTTTGCTGAGCGCATCGTACTGCTCCTTGTAGGATTCTGCTTCTTTCTTCTGAGCTTCAATACCCTTGTTGAGTGATTCAATTCTAATTGAGAGACGTTCCATCTCTTGCTTTTGAAGTTCGAGTTGGTATTGCGTTTCCTCTTTTCTGAGTTTCAGGTCGTCTATCCTGACTTGCATCTGCTCTTTGATGTATTCGGTATTGAGCTTTATCAGTTCGCCTTCTGTTGTGTATGCAGCCATAAGTGAAGGGTATTTTTCTGTCAGCTTTTCTATCTGCTCTCTATATTTCTGGTAGTCACCTTCACCTGTCTGCACAGCAAAGTTATGCTGGTAGATTAGTTCTACCAGCTCTTGAACGGCGTCTTTGAAGTTTTGGCCCTCTTCCTGTGTACTGGAAAGTTCGGAGCTGTACAAGTCCAGCACTCCTGATGTTTCACGTAGCCTTTTTCCTACATCTTCTATGGCCAGCGAAAGTGCTTCAGAATCCCTATCAAAGTCCTGGAACATGTCTTTGAGTTTGTAGCTATCATCCAGAAGGTTATATATTCCCTTACCTACCCATGTAAAAGCATCCATGAGCCCACCAAGAGCAGGAGACAGTTTCTCACCTATCAACACGAATACAGATTTCCATGTACTCCCGAGAAGTTGACTCTTGTTCACGAGTGAATCGGCCATTTTTTCGTACGCCTTTTGGGTAGCTCCGGCGCGGCTTTCCATGTCTTCCATGATCTCGTTGAAGTCATCAAGTTGAGCTCCGGTAAGTGAGAGAACACCTTTCAATGCTCTTACATTCCCAAACAGTTGAGCCATAGCTTCTCCGTTGTTTCCTACCTTGTCTTTCAGTTCCGAGAGAAAGCCTATGAGCCCTTTGGATTGAAGGGCAGTTTGAGAAAGTTCTATTCCATACTGCTTCGCAATTTCTTTCGCTTCTTTCGTTGGGTTCAATATAGAAACCAAGACTTGGTTCAGGTATGTGACAGCATTTGTAGTTTCAATACCACCACGTGTCATAGCTGCAATTGCAGCCACAAGAGTATCAAACTCAACGTGAAGCTTCGAAGCCGTTGGGATCACAGGGCCAAGGGATGCCGCGAGTTCTTCGAATGTGGTCTTACCTTCACGAACGCCAACAAAGAGAACGTCGTTAATATCCGCTATATTTCTAGCAGATATTTCATAGGCATTCATAACGGTAGTGGCTATATCTACGGCCGTAGAGACGCTTGTCAAACCTGCGGTAGCAGCGAGAGCGGCTTGTTCCACTACCTGCAAAGAATCAGAGAGAGAGACATTAGAGGAAATAGCTTGATACACTGCTTTTTCCATGTCTCTCAAACCCAGAGGGAGCCTTTGCGTCATTTCCAAGATTCCGCCACCGTACGCTCGTATCTGGCTTTGTCCAACATCTACCAGAGTCCAGATTTCACGCAGTCCCTCGTCAAACTCTGCAAATTCTTTTCTTGCTTTGTTCACGGCCGCTCCCAAGCTCGCAACGGCTGCCGTGATAGCCACCCACCCTCCGAGAGTAGAGAGTACGGAGTTCATCTTTGATCCGATCCCTGTGAGACCTGTATTCGCTTCTTTTGTATCCAATTCAAGAACGTAATATAGTCTATCTGCTAACATTTATCATCACCCTTGCGCGAAGAATGCCTTCAGAAGACTCTCGGCCTCTTCTGCTGTTTTAGGAGTTTTCGTTCCATCTTTCATACTATTGAGCTGAAGTACTAGTGAAACAAACGGGATTTCCCAGAAGATGTATTCATGGGTCCAGCCTGTTACTTGAGATATATTCCACGCAAACTTTCCCCAATCAGGAGCCTCATCTATACCAGGCTCCTCAGTTTTTTGAAAAAATTTGACATATCAACCTGCCTTCGATACGTGTCAAGAATGTTTGCCAAATCAAACACATTCAATTCGTTTTCTATTTCTTCTATGCTTAAAGCGTGATCTTTTGCTACACCTGGTTTCTTTCCATCGACTATCAGCTGGATCACAATTGGCATTTCTTCCATCTCTTTGTTCATCTTTTTGAGTACGTTGGAGCTTATCGTTGCGAGCATTTCAGCAATGTCTTCTTTCGTTTTCACCTTTTCCTTGAGTTTTTCCAGCATTTTTGGATCTATAACTTTCTGAGTCTCTTGAACTTTTTCCGAGATGTACCTCATAAGTCCCAGAGACGGAGCGGGAACATACACTATTTTCCCGTTGGAAAGCTTGACCTCTATCGGCTTACCCGCAGTAGCGTTGAATTCTTTCTGTTCTTTTTCAAAATCCATTCTTTTTCCCTCCCACAAAGAAAAACCGGAGGGCTGAGCCTCCGGTCATGTGATTGTTTGTTTATCACGCAGCTATTTTCTCAATCTTCGGTGCCGTTGTAGAAGCGAGGTTAACAACGGAAAGCTTCACAATAGCATTTCCTTCGTTGTTCAATGAAACTTCGCCTTCAGGTTTGAGCCTTGCTCGATCCAGTGTAATCTGGAACTTGTAACCGCTTATTGGTAGAGTTGTCAACCTAACCTTTTTGATAATGCCTTCCGTTGCGCTGTTTGGAAGGACTACCTTACCGGAAAGATCTAATGTAACACTGGCACCAGTGAGTGCGCTAACAGACGTATCTACCGTGAGTGTGTTCGTGGATTCGTCTATCGCCGTAATCGTCACGGGAGTGCCATCAACCAAGATCTTGTCTCCTACCTGGAACCCATTGACCGAAGCCACAGGCACACTAGTAGATGATGTAACATCCGACGCAACAGTCGTTGATGCCGAACCTCTACCAAAGAGAAGTGCGAGATTCTCTGGTTTTAGATCGATAAGATTGACTTCTATTTCTCTCCTGAAGCCAAATGTAACGATAGCCTCAGGGTCCACTTCCTGGTCGCTCTCAATCTCGACTTCAGATGGTGTTTGCCTAAAAACACCACCACCCTTTATCTTTCCAAGGTCGGTCCAGGTTGTGCCATCATCTGAAACCTCGAAGCTTGAAAGCCCTATTACAATATCACCCATTTAGATCACTCCTATATAGCTACCTTTGAAATTGTTGGAGCTTGTGTATCCGCTAGAGCAACTATGGACAGTTTCACTACTGCGTTTCCTTCATTATTGATCGTTATTTCACCTTCGGGTTTCAGTCTGCCTTTCGGAATGAGGATTTCAAATTTGTATCCACTTATTGCTTTTGTAGTAAGTTTGATCTGTTTGGTAACTCCTTCGGATGCGGTATTTGGAAGGGTCACAACATCTCCTGCTACCGTGCCACCAAAGACAAAAGCCAGGTTGCTAGGGTTGCAATCAATCAGGTTTGCTTCGATTTCTCTTCTAAGTCCGGTAGTGAGAACAGCAATTGGATCAACGTCCTGGTCGCTTTCAATTTCCACTTCTGTTGGAGTCTGCCTGAAGATAGCTCCCCCTTTGGTTTTTCCGAGATCTGTCCAAGTGCTGCCGTCATCTGAAACCTCTATTTTTTCAAGAGCAATAGCAATGTCAGCCATAATTTTCCCTCCTTTCAGTTACTTCACTGGTTGTTTTCAACCAGATATATCCTGAAACGAATTTCTTTGAACGCTTCCTGTGGGTTTTCTGGATCTATAAGCGCATTCCCTAATGCTATCGGTTCGAAGAGATACACTGTACCTGTAGCAACGGTTATGCCATTTGAAAGAGCTGATATAACAGCTGATTTCAGGCTTTCCAGCTCCTGCTCATTCAACATGCCGTTTGAGTAGAGATTCGAATAAATCAGAACTTGAAGATAAGATCTTTGGATCGGGTCTTCAGGAGCTGTAGATATGTTTCTATGTCGGATCACAACTGATGGGTTCACATAATCTTTGGGACGGTAATTCTTGTACAGATTCGTAATAGAGGGTTTCAACAGCTTGTATACAGCTGTTAATAGCTCAGAATCTACGAATTGCTTCATTTCTTAAATGCCTCCTTTAGTTTCTCAGGGACTTTCGACACTGACTGGGAGATCACATCATAACCTTTGGCTTCTACGAATACTCCGTATTCCATTCCAGCAAAGATTATTAGCTTCTTCTTTCCGCTTTCAGGCTGTAATGATGCTACGAACTCAGATGACTTTGCTTCAGCTTCTGAGTGGCCTCTTGTATCCAGCACGGCCTCAACATTATCCGTTATCACGGCGTAGTTCACGGAATTTAGTAAATTTCCTGTGCGGACTTCATAACCTCTTGTCTCCCGCGCGTCGTTGACAATCTCTTGACCAATGTAATGAAGCGCTCCATTCGTGTCTGTTTCTATCTTTTTTTGAATGTCTTTAACAAGCTGAGCTATCGTGACTTTATTGAGTGGTTTCCTCATACAAAATCACTTCCTTGTGTCGCTCGTAGTTAAAGATACGAACGACTTCGTATTCTTTCCCATCTATCTCGACTATGTCGCCTTCTTGAACGTCTTCGTTGTTGTGCAAAAACAGTGTCCAGTGGTTCGTACTTATCAGAGCGGTTTCTGAGACGACATAGTAACCTGTACGAACTCCCGGCTGGAATTGCCTTTCTTCTATCTCGTATATGGTCTGCGTCTGTGCTCCGGGAACCCAATTACCGCTTTCATCTACGTATCCATCAGTTTCTCTTTTGACTGTGAGTTGCATTACTTCACCGCCTTTGCTTTAGCAACGCGGTACTTTCTGCGTATCTCTTCGATCCTTCTTCGTATGCCGTCAAAGTCCAGAGTTTCAGAATATGCGCCTTCCTTGAAACTATTGAACCGTTTCTGGTTATTCAATATTGCCTGCAATACTTCTTTCTCTGCTAGTTCTAACGTTTTGATGTGTGAAGTGTCATCATGCTTGTATTCGTCTGTTGAATCTCCACCCACAAGAGAGATGTAATTCGTGTATTCGGTATCTGAAAACACTTTGTTATTTGTATCTCCTATCTTAACCTTCAAGGCATCGAGGAATGTCATTACATCCCTCCTTTCGTCAATAAAAAGCCCTCCCTGAGGAGGGCTGATCAGTCATTCGATTCATCCAACAGTCATGATGCCACCACAGTCATGATACCAAGGAAATTTGCTCCAGGCAGTGAAGGAGCAGCAGTTGCGGACGCTTTTGTCCAGAATGCTACGGGTTCCTCGGTTTCGTAGTTTACGAGGTAAATTCCGGTTCTCGGGTCTCTTATGACGTTCTTTCCGAGAGCCTCTTCCTCCGTAGGACCTATCGGGAGTGTACCTATAGGACCTTCAGGGAAGAAGGACACGATATTGTCAGGCCATATCTGGGTTTCCACGAGGGCTCCAAGGGTTCTGTATTTCGCTTCGTAAATAGCGAATATAGGCATACCCATTTCCCTGAAGAATGTATTGACAGCATTTAGGCTCAGAGGAGTTGTGGATTTATCATCTCCGTATATCATCTTTTTGAGTTTAGCGTTGTCTCTGACATAGGTCCATGTCTTGTAGTTCAGCATGGCCCTTCTGGGAGTCCAGGGGAGGGAATCCATCCATTCTCTGATATCCTGATAGATGTCTGCGTTTGCGGTATCAGACCAAGAGACCGAAACAGTTTTCTCGTTGGCGGCGGGAACACCATAATCGAGAGTGTATTTGACCCCGTTCTCGTCTATGGAGATCTTTCCAGTTGTAAGTGCCTCGACTCTCATTCTCTCGATTCTAACCTCAACGGCGTTCAGCATTTCCTGGGCATCGTTGAATAGCTTTTTTACAGCAGGTTCCTGGCCTCCGTATTTCTTCGCGAGTATCAGAAGCCTGCCTTCGAGAGATTTCTTCAGTTTGATAGCTAAGAGTTGCCCAATGACCTTGCCAAGCCCATCTCTGGAAGCTATCGGTGCGGCTCCACCAAACGGCACAACTTCAGCGGTGATGGGTTTGTTATCGGCACTTTTGATATAGTCAAATTCAAGCTCT